GCTGTTTCTTCAGATCACGAAATTATGAAGTCATACGGATTTAATTTAAAAGCACCAAGAAAGAACCCTGCTGTAAGAGATAGGGTTGCTAGTGTAAACAAACTTATAAGAGAAGGCAACTTCAGCGTAGAAGGCTGTCCTAATCTAATTATGGATTTAGAGCAGAATGTTTGGAGACTCGGAGACATAGACAAAAGAGATATTAAGCAAACACATTTAAGTGATGCTCTTGGTTATCTATGTAATTACTACTTTCCTTTACGCACTAAGAAGGCTATTAGTACAGAATGGTAGAGTTTTTATTGGGTATTGTAGTGGGGGTTATTATTACTATAGTGTTCTTACACTACTATGGTAAACATTTATATTTTAAAAGTGAGTCTGAGATGGGGGAGTTCATACAGGAACATACAAAGGCGAATGATTATGCCATATCATAAAGGTTTATAATGGAATTACACGATAAGATAATGCTCCCAGACCTCGGAAAAGAGGCTGTGTTGCGTTCAGTTAAAGATGCAGAATATAGTGCGTTAGATAATACGATAGCTGAAAAGAATACATCATTGGACTTCTATTATAATAGAAACCTTGATGAACATATACAACAGTATTTCAGTACAGAGTCCTTATCACAGATACCACCTGTATTGATGTCGCTTGTAAAGCGTTTTGCTAAGAGTAGGCTTATGTTATTAAAACAACCTGCTGAAAGATTTATTAATGGTGAGTTCAATGATTACTACAATGAAAAGACTCACAACCTAAACACTAGGGTTAGAGAGTTCGGAGAACTTGCTTGGCTGTTAGGTAGCTGTCACTTACAGAGTATGTACAACCCAAAGACACAACGCATTGAATATAAGATACATCCTATTGTTAAAGAGTATGTATATGATGGTGAGGTATATGGTGTAAGCTATGAGATACATAGAGACTTCAATGGAGATAGGCAGTTCGCTTTCTGGAGTAAGCCTTTAGATGGCGAGCAAGGTATGCACTTCCGTTTCAATGTAAATGGTAAGATGATGCCTGTAGGTAATAACTTAGAAATGGTGAACCCTTACAACCTTATCCCACTATCTAAGGTAGAGTTTAACACAAGTGCATCGGATGTTACTCGTTGTGCTGTTCATGCCTCTAATGCGTGGACAGAGGTGATGATTGCTACAAGGTTAATGATGGGTTCTCCTGTGATTACAGGATTAGATACAGAGATACCACCTTACTTAAAGTTTGGTGTAGATCGTTTGATTGCTCTTCCAGAGGGTGCATCAATGCAGTATGTAAGTCCAAGTGCTAATCTAGGGCAGATGATTCAATCTGTTAAGGACTTAATCAACCAAGTAGGGCAGAACCATAGCTTAACAATTAGATGGGGTGAGTCCTCTGCACCACCAAGTGGTGAGGCATTAAAGATTCTTTCTGTAGATAATATAGAAACAAGAGAGTCAGACATCCCTGTATTTAGAGACTTTGAACATGATAGATATGAAATAGATAGAGAACTATTAAGTGTACATGAAGGCACAAACTTATCTGAGAAGTACAGCGTTGATTACCCAGAGGTTGGCTTTCCTATGACATGGACAGAGGAACGCAACAAATTAGAGTTTATGATGGAACACAATCTTATTACTCGTGAAGAACTTGTAAGAAAGTTTAACCCAGATATAGATGAGGCTGAGTTAGCTTTAAAGATGGAAGAACTAGAACCAGAACAACCAGAACAACCTACTAACCCACTACTAGAGGCACTACAGCGTGGCTAAAGATACTGCATCCTTACAATATGCTAGGTCAATAGAAAGAGTACAGCAGGAACTTGTTAAGCAGGTTTTTGATCTACAGAAGCAAGGACTCAGTAAGAATGAGATACTACTTGTACTTCAAGGGTTGGATATGGAAGATATTATCCTTAACAAACTAAACCTAAACGCTGATATAGACAAATTAATGCTTGAGTACCAGAGTGTACTAGGTGCGATGGAGATGACAGGCACAGTTACAGCAGAGTCTTTAACAGCCTTGTCTAACATAGATAGGAATACATTTGCTAAACAAGCAGGGGTAATGGGAGAACTTATAAAAAAGGAAGTAGCAAGGGGTATTATTGCAGGTGCTACTGAGAAAGAAATAGCAGATGGCATTTTAAAGGGTGCAGGAGGCATTCTAAGGGCAGATCAAGCTGAGACATTAGCTAATACAGCACTTAATACATTTGAACGCAATGTAACAGTAGAGATGGCAGAGTTTGATCCTAAAGATGCTAAATATGTTTATATAGGTATTATAGATGATAAGACCAGAGATATATGTTTAGAGATGGCTAGTGCAGGAGCATTAACAAGAGACGAAATAGACTCATCTTATTCTGGAGCATTTAGTGATGGTGGTGGTTTTAATTGTAGACATAGGTGGGCAAGGGAAACATCTAGGTCAGAGCAACTAATCAAACCAGACAAAGCAAAAGATTTTATAAAAGATAAGAAGAATTTTAGACCAATAACTGCAAGGGGAGAGGCAGTTGGGTAAACTTGCTAATATACCAAAGTTTGACAAAGCGTTCTGGAAACACATCGGTGATGAGATTACTGATGATATACGAGTACAGACACAGGTAAAAGGTAAAGATGTATTTAATAAGAACTTTAAATCATACAGTAGAGGTTACGCAAATCGTAAGCCAAAACTTAAAAGAGGTGGTACAGGGTTTGGTAGTAAGGTAAATCTTACACTCACAGGTGACATGATGAATGGATTACAGACAAGAGGATTTACTTCTGATAGTGTTACAGTCGGATGGAGTGGTACAAATGCTAAAAAAATACAATGGAACGAGGACATGGGTAGAGCAGTAACAACAGACAGCAAACCACTTAGTAACAAATCAATAAAGATTGTACAGCAAGAGGCGAGGCAAAGAATTAAAAGAAACGCAGATAAAGAAACTGCAAAGCCTATCAACTTTAAAATAGGCAAATAGATTTCATTAACATGGAGGAAAAAATGGAAGAGAAAGTACAAGAGAGCGTACAAGAGTTGGCTACTGAAAGCCAGAGTAGTGCAGACAACATAAGTGATCGTGAGTCTGAACTATTGCAGGAAGTAATGCAAAAGAAAGAACGATTACAGAAAGCAGAGTCTAAGATTGCTGAACTTGAAAAGGTTCAAGAAGTTGAGAGGCAGAAACAGCTAGAGGAAAATGAAGAATGGAAAACCCTTGCTGAAGAAAGAGCCAAACAGCTTAGTGAAGTTCTTCCTGTAGTGGATCAGTATAAAGCTGAACGCACAGCAGAGAAAGATAAACTGCTTTCAGACTTCCCAGAAGAAGATAGGGAAGATTTTAAGGGATTGAGTTTGGCACAGGTTAAATCAATTCATGGTAAGATAATTAAACAACAAATTAACATACCAAGTGTAGAAACATCTGATTCAACAGGGATGCAAGGTTATGCAACTTTGAAAGAAGCTGTAAAAGACCATGTATCTGGAAAGATAGACAAAACGACTTATGAGCAAATCAAAGAAAAGTTCACATCTCGAATCAGTAGATAGTAACCCCACAACAGGCTTACAGCTTGAAGGGGATATTAAATCTGCGATTACAAAAGATAAGGAACATATCTATATGGTAGGTAATGAAGAAGTACCTTTTGAAGAAGGCTTTAGAATGTCTGTAGGACATGAAAAAGTACCCTTCTCTGATATAAGGTCTACCTTCTCTCATATTTCTCAAGATAGATGGGATTCTATATTTGGAAAGAAACGGAGTAAATAATGGCAACAGGAGATAGTGGGAATTACGCAGGTGCTTTATTAGAAGTAATTGAGGCAGAGGCTATTCTTAAATTTAGTGAGGCAAGTGTATCTGTGCCTTTGGTAAGACAAAAGAGTGAACCAAAAGCAGATCAGATTACATTTATAGCTTATAACGCAGGTTCTAACCAAGTGACATCAGCAGATGTAGCTAACACAGCAGAGGGTACAGTAACACCTTCTACTGCTTTGGATTCTCAGAAGAAAACAATTACCTTAGATATGCAGAGTGTTATGTTACCTATCTATGATGAGGCTAAATTATCAAACGCTGATGATGTATATGCTCACGCAGGTGCATTGGCAGGTAATGCAATGGCATCTAAGTTAGATTCTATTGTAAATGCTTTGTATGATGGTTTCTCTGGTGCAGTAGGTGCAAACAATTCAGCTTTGACTGTAGATAACCTATTTGATGCTCTAGCTAAATTAAAGCAGAACTCTGCTCCCGGTCAGCCTAATGCTGTACTTGAGCCAAGACAAATCTGGGGTACTTATGGAGTACATAATGACCTAGTGACATCTGCTCAATTTGCAGGTGCAGGAGTACAGGATGAAGGTGCTAGAACAGGATTTGTTTCTAAGATAGCAGGTATCAATATGTATTCTTCACCAGAGTTTACAATAACTGATAACGATGGTGGTTCTTCTGGAACTGCATCATCTGTTAAAGGTGGTATTTTCGTACAAGATGCTATTGGATTCGGTTATGCAGGTGAAATGATGAGGATCGAAGAGTACAGAGAAGGTTCTTTCTTACGCTCTAATATCGTAGTCTCTAGTTTCTGTGGTGCTACAGAAATTGTAGATGGATATGGTGTTGAAGTCCTTTCTCAAATCATAGCTTAATAGCTTACTTATCAATATGGGGGGTGGGAAACTGCCCCCCTGTTTAAAATAAAGATTTAAATATGCCAGACAATATAAACGAAAAAATTAAAGAACAGTATGACCACGACAATAGTGGAGGATCACTTAATACAAACCAAAGTGATTTTTTAGATTCTGAAAGTGCATCTGGAAATAGTATTAATACTCAGTGGAGGAATTGGGCAGAAGGTACAGGCACTAGTTTAAATACAAGACTTTTTCACAAACATGGGGGTTCTGGCTCATTCAATACCAGATGGAAGAATTGGATTGCATTTGGTTCAACCCATTCATTCAATTTCGATGGTTCTAATGATTATTTAGATGCAGGGAATGGTCAATCACTTGGATTTAGTGGTGCAGATGCTTTTAGTATTTCAGCTTGGGTATATGCAGATGTTGTAAATGCTAATCAAGTTATTTTAGCATTTGGAAGTGATACAAGTAGTTCTCCAGAAGGTAAAAGAGTAGCAATGTTTTTAGCATCAACAGCAAAGCCAACTCTAGCATTTTGGGGTAATGATGTTGTATCAGCAGGAACAATTAGTGCAGGTCAATGGGTGCATTTAGCTATGACTTTTGCAGGTGGGAATAGAACATCTGCAAATTCAAAAATTTATATTAATGGAGTATCGCAGACTCTATCTGGTGGAACTGCATCAGCTTTAGATTTATCAGATATGGATTTTATTCATATTGGAGCAGACCAAACTCCAGACCAAGAATTTAATGGACTCATTGACGAAGTTGCTATCTGGGATACTGCCCTAAGTGCCTCAGATGTCACATCTGTCTACAACAATGGGAAGGTAGTGGACTTCTCTAAATCAGCATCCTATGCAGTAGATCGTACTGCAAACCTTAAACTCTGGTTACGCTGTGGGGATAAGGTACTACCAGAAACCTCAATCGCCAGAAGTGACTTCTATACTGATTTTGATGGTGCAGACCAAAGAGTGTTAGCATCAAACACAGGACTAACATTAAGCGATTTTAGTGTCTCTGGTT